GAAAGAGTTGATTAAGGGAAACGGGGCAGGTTGACACGCTGTATAACGTGTTTATCTTTGGTTGTTTTCTTTTGAATGAGGAAATGCTGCGAGTCTAAACTGGACATTGGTTTTTTGCATTTACCTGTGTGAGCCGAGTCAAGACATGTGGACGTCTGCCTGACATTGGGCGTGTGGTGTGTCTTCTCAGGGACAAACTTCGTCAGACTCATTTCAATTCATCTCAACCCTGTCATTTTCTGGCTACGGCCAACTACGGCCTCTACGTGAGGTCCGGGGGCGGTGCCCTTTCCAACCAGGAACCACCTTCGGGTGGAAATGGTGGGCACGCGTCTCGGGGTGGGTTCACTTCGGTGTTCCAACCGTGTAGTTGTTATTCATGATGCTCCCAACGCACATTTTAACAGAAAATAATGCAAGCTCCGGAGAAACAACCTTGTCAGGCAGGTTGTTATCCATCTGGCACAAGCTTAGGTGCCATAAATGGCTCATAACTTCAATTTTGAGTCTTATTATAATATGCGCATGGCCGATGGCCAAATACCCCTTGACGACTCTTTCCTGTCTTTTGGTGTTTTCTGCGCTCCTATGGTATTTTTACCCTAGGAAACTTGTCCCAACACTCGTCCACTGTTTGAACAATCCAAAGAAACCTCGGGTTACATTGGATTTTAGTCAAAGAATTGAGTTTAAGGACACTTTACAGGTACGATTCTTAGCTCGTGGCCTGCCCACTGTCACACCGGTGACACAATACTTTCTTGTAGACGGGGACATTAGCGACTTTGATCATCCAGAGAACGCGAAATGTGACCCGGTAGATACCGACATGAGCATTACACGCTCCGAATCATGTTGGGATTGTGATCACCATCGTATTATCGCACACAACAGCAACCACGTTGAAGTAATTCGTACTTCACGTATCTCACCATTCTTCCATGGCTCGACGTTCACCGATGAACGTGCAGCCCAGCACCGACCCGCACCTTTCGTAGTTACACGTGCCGATGTCGCTTACTTTCTGATAGAGAATATTCATTTTGTTGAATTGCCTCTTTTTGGACGTAAAGGGCTTTTAGGACGTGTTACAGCAAATCTTGCCAACCTAAGTGGTTTGCATTATTTGGTAACTAACGCTGTGGTTGTACTAGCATGCCCTTGTTTTGCTTCTGACAACCGAGCTGGTGCCGGCATTACTGCCATTGGCGATACTCAGAAAGCAATGTATCGTCGCATGGCACTCTATAACATACCACCTCTCTTTGACATTGTGCCGGGTACGGCTGCTTTGATGCAAGCTACCCGAGGGGGAAACTAATTGCGGGTGAACTACCACTTCACCCGTTTGTGGTTCCTGCGCGAGTCATAATGGGTTTTGGTGTGTGTCGGGATCCCATGGACCCAACTTGTACCTTTAAGGTCAAGAAAGGCACTTGGGAGGAGAGGCGCATTGCGCGCTCTTTGGGTATGCATCCTCTTGGTTTTTGTCCTGTGTATGCTGATGGAAAAGATCCACAGACGGTAGAAAATGGTATTCGTAAGAGAACGGGGAAGGTTGTTCCGCCTTGTAATAGGCGTTTTTTGAGGTTGTTACGGTGGGAAGCCCGTAAATGGTGTAAGCGGAATTATACGCCGCTCACATCCGGTGATGTGCCCTCTTTTGAGGAATGGTTGGATAGCACAAACTACACCGACGGTAGGAA